AAATCCTTTTAAGTTCAACATTATTGAACAAAAGACTGTTCTCAATATGGATGAAGAGGATGAGATGGTTGATGCTGAGAGCACACTAGGAATTCTACGTAAGGTGATTAATTCTTCAGATGTTACTGTGGATAAAACAGAGCTTGACGAATACCTTACAAGTCTGTACACCGAAGCTTTGTATATGAGTTAATAAATGATAATCTTTAAAAAACTTCGCTACCAGAACTTTCTGTCATCTGGAAATCAGTTTACCGAAATTGATTTAATGCGTAATGACCTAACACTTATTTCTGGTAAGAACGGTAGCGGCAAGTCTACTATTCTTGATGCACTTTGCTATGTGTTATTCAATAAGCCATTTCGCAACGTCACACTCAAGCAGCTAATGAACACTATCACCAATAAGGGATTGATGGTTGAGTTAGACATGTCTATCAATGGTAATGAATATCAACTTCGTCGTGGTATGAAACCAAACGTGTTTGATGTTACATGCAACGGCAAGATGCTTGATAAGGAAGGGGCCAGAGAAGATCAAGAGAACTTTGAAAAAAATCATATCAAGATGAACCACAAGACCTTTACACAGGTTGTGGTGCTTGGTTCTGCTAACTATATTCCTTTCATGCGTCTGACAACTCCTGATCGCCGTAAGATTGTGGAAGATTATCTCGACATTCAAATCTTTTCTATTATGAATGGTATCCTGAAGTCACGTATTTCAGAAAATAAGACGAAACTTAAAGATGCTGAATATGCTGTTGAACTATGTGAACAAAGAATTGATCTTCACAAGAAACATATTGATTCTCTAAAAGCAAACAACGAAGAATTGATTGCTCAAAAACAACTTAAGGTGCAGGAGCTTGAAGCAGACTGTTGCCTATTGAATGTTGGTATTGATGGATATCAGTCTCAGGTTAATGATCTTCTAGAAGAGATTGCTGATGAAGATAAGGTATCAAAGCGCAAGAACAAAATCATTGAGATGGGTTCTGCTTTAAATGAACGCATTCGTGGTTTGAAGAAGGAAATTGATTTCTTTAACAATCATGATGAATGTCCTACGTGTAAGCAAGATATTGATCCTGATTATAAGGGCAGTGTGGTAGAAAAGCGTAGCAATAAGCTTGAAGAAATTAGTGGTGGTGTATCTGACCTTCAACAAAAGCTTAAGGATGTGAATGATCGTATCAAGCAGATTGAAATCACTAACACACAGATAACTATGTTCAATCGTTCTATTCAGGACAACAACACAAAGATTACTCTGTACAATCGCAGTATTGCTGACTTGAACAAAGAAATTGCTGCTCTACGTAATGTTTCTAACACAATTGAGGATGATAGCGATTATGAGAATGCCAAGATTGAACTAATTGAGCATAAGGACGAACTATCTAAGTTCAAAAAACACAAGGAAATCCTTGATGTATCTGCCGTATTCCTTAAAGATAGTGGTATCAAGACCAAGATTGTTCAACAGTACATTCCCGTCATCAATAAGACAATCAACAAATATCTTGCTGACATGGACTTTCTGTGTGAATTTAACCTTGACGAAGAGTTCAATGAAGTGCTAAAGTCTCGTTTTAGAGATACCTTCTCATACGAGTCGTTCTCTGAAGGTGAGAAGTTTCGTATCGATTTGGCGCTGATGTTTACATGGCGTGAAGTTGCAAGACTACGCAATTCAGTAGCAACAAACCTGTTGATCTTAGATGAAGTGTGTGATGGTCCTGCTGATGATGAAGCGGAAGATGCGTTGTTTGAAATTCTCAGTAAGCAGGAAGATTCTAACGTGTTTGTTATCTCACACAACAGTCGTGTCAAAGATCGTTTTGATCATGAGATTAAGTTCAAGAAAGTCAAAAACTTTAGTAGGATAGTATGGTAATGAGAAAGTTTTATTACACTGTAGATGATCCTGTATTCGATGATTATTTCGAATGGAACCATGAATATGATTATGAAGATTACTCTGACGTGATAGAAGATTGCGCCAAAGAGTATGAAGATAACAGTAATTGGGAAGACGCTACAGAACTAGAATTCTATCTTTGGAAGCGTGATGAACCAGAAGATGAGCCTGAGTTGCTAGGTGTATTCACCGTGTATCGTGAATTTATGCCCTATTTTACTGCATACGAGAAAAAAAATGACGTATAAGAATGTAACAGTTGATATCGATGTGTATCTTGAAGACTTTGATGATGAAGAATTGATCGAAGAACTTGAAGAAAGAAATTATAAAGTATCAAAAAAAGATGATGGCACCAATTTTGGTCGTATAAATACACTTGTGAACAATCTTTGGCTAGCAAGAGTACTACAGGAACCCAACCTAGACGAACACCTGAATGAATTATTTAATGAAGTTTTGAACAGGAGTATATAATGATCCATGAATTAGTGGATAAACATCATCCAATTCTTAAGACAGAGTTGGAGAAGTTTGATTTTAAAAATCCCCAAACAGACCCAATCCAACTTGCTCATGATCTAGCAGAAACAATGCTAGACAAGGGCGGCATTGGTATTTCTGCCAACCAAATTGGTTTGCCATATCGTGCATTTGCGATGTTGACAGAACAAATCATTGTCTGTTTTAATCCCATTCTTCTATCTGCGTCTGATGAACAGATTGTGCTTGAAGAAGGATGTCTCTCATACCCAAATCTTTTCGTCAAGATCAAGCGCCCACAAAACATTCGTGTTCGTTACACTGAGCCTAACGGTAATGTGATTACCGAAAAGTTTGGTGGTATGACTGCACGTATTTTTCAACATGAGCTTGACCATCTTGATGGTGTCGTGTATACCAAGAGGGCTAACAAGATTCATTTTGAACAGGCTAAGAAGAATGCCAAGAAAGGGATTATTAATCCAAAGATTTCAAATGAAACACGCATTATCATGAATCAAATGAGTATTGGGTTATAAAATGAAGAAGATTGAATACAAGTACAACGAGGGACAGTCTCTTAAGGAGATTACCGATTATATTGATGCCACATATGGTGAGCATTATTCACGAAATAAGTTTCAGGCAACTGAATTTATAATTGATAGCGGTCATGGAACTGGCTTCTGTATTGGCAACATGCAGAAGTATACACAGCGTTATGGCAAGAAGGGCGAACCAAACGAATGGCGTAAAGACCTTATGAAAGTTATTCACTACGCTATTATTCAACTGCATGTTCATGATCTTGAACATCCAACTACAAAGGATTAATTATGGGAATTGAGATTAAAGTACCAATCGAAAAGCTACGTGAGCGTAAGTTATTCTTCGCCGCACCAATGTATGGTGGTCAGTGCGCTGGCATGTTTGCTCGTTCAGTAGCAGACCTTTCAGCATTATGTACACATTATGGAATTCAGATTCGTTTCTACTTCTTGTTCAACGAATCACTTATCACTCGTGCACGTAACTACTGCGCTGATGAGTTTATGCGTTCTGGTGACACACATATGATGTTTGTTGACTCCGATATCGGTTTCAACGCACAGGACGTTATCGCTCTACTAGCACTACAGAGTGAAAATGAAGATGATGATAAGTATGATGTCATTGCTGGTCCATATCCTAAGAAGTGTATTTCATGGGAAAAGATCAAGTCTGCTGTTGATAAGGGATTTGCGGATGAAGACCCACAGAACCTTGAAAAGTATGTAGGCGATTACGTTTTCAATCCTGCTAACGGCACTGGTCAAATTCCACTAGGTGAGCCTGTTGAAGTTCTTGAAGCTGGTACTGGTTTCATGATGATTCGTCGTCAGACTTTTGAAAAGTTTGCTGTTGCTTATCCAGAACAACTGTATACTCCTGATCATATTCGTACAGAACATTTTGACGGCTCTAGACAGATCATGGCATTCTTTGATACACCTATTTGCCCAGATACGAATCGCTATCTTTCAGAAGATTATATGTTCTGTCAGTGGACTCGTAAGGCTGGTATGCATGTCTGGTTCTGTCCATGGATGCAGCTACAGCATGTAGGCATGTATGTGTTTGGCGGTTCTCTTGTAGACCTTGCACAAATTGGTGCAGCGGCTACTGCCGACCCAAGCCAGCTTAAGAAGCTAAAGAAGTAAATTTGAAAGGTATTATATTATGAAGTTTAGTTCAAAGACCCTACAAGTGATTCGCAATTTTGCATCGATCAACAATGGCATTCAGTTTAAGCAGGGCAACGTGCTTAAAACTATGTCAGAATCAAAGAATGTGATGGCTAAAGCTACTCTTGACACAGAAGTCGAAGCCACATTCTGCATCCATGATCTATCACAGTTTCTTGGTGCTGTATCGATGCTAGATGATCCTGATCTAACTCCTACTGATCATTATCTACAGATTGGTAAGGGTTCAGAAAAGTTCAACTACATTTATGCTGATCCTAGTATGATCCTTATTCCACCAGAAAAGGATATCAATCTTCCTACACGTGATGTAGAGTTCAAGCTTAATGGCGATGTTCTTAATCGTGTTATGAAGGCGCTTGGTGTTCTTGGTTCACCACAGATTGCTGTTACTGGTGATCGTGAGAAGATTTATCTTCAGACCATGAATGTCAAGAATCCTACAGACTCTTCATTTCGTGTTGAAGTCGGTGAAACGACAAGCGAATTTAACTTGATTTTCTTGACAGAAAATATTAGACTTCTACCCGGTGATTATGACGTTGCTATCTCTGCCAAGGGGTTTGGTCATTTCTCCGGTGATGACATTGACTACTGGATTACGATTGAAAAGGATAGCTCCTTCAACCAGTAATTTGATTGTGTTGGTTTAAGAAATGTGCTAGAAGTATAGTTTGAATGTACTTTTAGTGCATTTCTTAAACCTTTTTTATTATGTGAAGGATATATCATGCTAGAAGAATTTCTCTGGGTCGAACGCCATCGCCCAAAAACAATTGACGATACAATTCTTCCTGCTGACCTTAAGGAAACCTTTAAGGCATTTGTTGAGCAGAAAAACATTCCAAATCTTCTTCTTTCTGGTCCTGCTGGTTGTGGTAAGACCACAGTAGCACGTGCTATGCTTGAAGAACTTGGAGTTGACTATATCGTCATCAATGGTTCGTTGAACGGCAACATCGACACACTACGCAATGAAATTATGAGGTTTGCTTCATCTATTTCGTTCACTGGTATGCGTAAGTATGTCATTCTAGACGAAGCCGATTATCTAAATGCAAACTCCACACAGCCAGCACTTCGTAACTTTATGGAAGAGTTTTCGAAGAACTGTGGTTTCATTTTGACTTGTAACTTTAAAAACCGCATCATTGGTCCTATTGCAGACTCACGTTGTGTCAATATTGACTTTAAGATTCCTAAGAAAGAACTTCCTGATCTTGCTAAGCAAATGATGAAGCGTTCTTGCTCTATCCTTGATGGTGAAGGAATTGAGTATGACAAGGCTGTTGTTGCTGAGTTGATTAAGAAGCATCATCCTGATTGGAGACGTGTTCTTAATGAATTGCAGCGTTATAGTGCCACAGGACGTATTGACAGTGGCATCCTTGCTAATCTCAAGGAAACATCTATCAAGACACTTATCGGGTTTTTGAAGGACAAGGAATTTACAAATGCACGTAAGTGGGTAGCAGAGAATTCTGATACTGATAGTGTTGCTATTTTCCGCACTCTATATGATACTGCTAGCGATAACGTAGCTAAGAATTCTGTTCCACAACTGGTTTTAATTATTGCCAAATACCAGTATCAGGCGGCATTTGTTGCAGATCATGAAATCAATCTGATGGCATGTCTTACTGAAATGATGGTTGAATTGGAATATCTATGACCTTCTGGAAGCGTAAGAAATGTCCTCTTTGCAAGAGCGTTATTAAGTCCAAACACAAGACAATGACATTTCAGATTGATACTGCTGAAGGCGTGTTGGAAATCCATGACGTATGTCCTAAATGTACATACGTCATGGAACAGTCCGCTAATATCCTTGAAAAGAATGGAATGTTAGATGAGTAATCCATTTGATTATGTTGCCGCTATTACATACGGCAAGAATGATATGATGACAGGCACTGAAAATGATGAGTTGGCAGAGGCTGGATATAACTCATATCTAACCAATAAGTCGCTATCATATTTCCCAGACACCTTGCTTTATGCAAATGAAATGAATATGTTAAATCATATTGATAATAAACTACAATTTCATTATCTTATAAATAGTATCAGGCCCAAAAAAAGATTTTCCAAATGGGTGAAGAAACAGGAAGATAGTGATATTGAGGCAGTAAAAGAGTATTACAAGTACAATACATCAAAAGCTGAAGCCGCCTTATCTTTACTTTCCCCACAACAAATAAATGAAATAAAAAAAAGGTTGAATAAAGGTGGATAAACATGGGAAACATTATTGATACTCTTTTAGAGGTAAAGTTAGGGGAGGAAGATGATTTCCTAAAGGTTAGAGAAACCCTTACTCGCATTGGGATTGCATCACGCAAAGACAGTACATTGTATCAGTCTTGCCACATACTGCACAAGCAGGGAAAATTTTATATCGTTCATTTTAAGGAAATGTTTGCACTTGACGGTAAGCCATCCAATTTTTCAGATGAAGATAAAGGCCGTAGAAATACTATTGCCAATCTACTACAGGATTGGGGATTGCTTAAAATTGTTGACGAAAAGCAAGCAGATGAAGTTCGTGCGCCTATGAATCAAATTAAGATTCTATCGCACAAGGAAAAGAACGAATGGCACTTGACACCAAAATATAATATTGGTAAGAAGAAATAACTAAAGGATTTTTGTTATGACAGATAACGGCCCAAAAGAAGTTAAAGGTGGAACATTTGCACCTGCTGATATCAAGATTATTAAAGAAGCACTTCACTTTTTTATTCAAGAAGCATATCAGCTTACTGTAGAAGAAGAACGTCATATCACAAATCTTCTGCATCGATTAAATCGAATTGGATAAAAATTCAATTTTACTAAATAGATTAGAAACAAAAATTCTAATCTAAGGAAAATTGAGTGCAAAAATGTTCTGAGTGTCGTATTGACTTAAACGAAGAAACTGCTTATAAAAAGACCGAATCAAGATGGCAGTCTAAATGTCGAAATTGTTTCAATCGTTATTGTAACAAAAGGTGGAAAAAAAGAAAGCTTGAAGCCATAGAATATAAAGGCGGGAAATGTGAAACCTGTGGTTATAATAAATGCGCTAACGCACTTGAATTCCATCATCTTGACCCGAATACCAAAGATGCAGAATGGGTAAAAATTCGTCTTTGGAGTTGGGAAAAGATAAAAAAAGAGCTTGACAAATGTATGTGTTTATGTGCAAACTGCCATAGAGAAATACATGAAGTTATATAAAAATTGGTCCTATAGTGAAACTGGATATCACAGTAGTCTTCTAAACTTCTAGTCGAGGTTCGAGTCCTCGTGGGACCGCCATTTGTAATAAAAATCGTGTATTGTGTTTATAAGGAAATATATTATGTTTGAAGAACTTTTACCAAAGATGGTTCCCTCTGTTATTTTTAAGACACGTGTTCGTGATCTTGCAGTAGGTGGCGACAATCCATATCGCTGGGAAGACGTAACCACGTTTGACCTCTTTGCAGGTAAGCGTGTTGTTTTGTTCTCTCTTCCTGGAGCATTTACCCCTACTTGCGATACATATCAACTTCCTAGTTTTGAAGATAAATTTGCTGATTTTAAGGCACTTGGTATCAAGGATATCTATTGTGTTTCAGTTAATGATGCTTTTGTTATGAATGCTTGGGCTAAGGCTCAGAACCTCAAGAACGTCAAGGTCATCCCTGATGGAAATGCCGATTTTACTCGTTATATGGGCATGGAAATTGCTAAACAGAATTTTGGTTTCGGTTATCGTTCATGGCGCTATGCTGTAGTGGTCAATAACGGTAAGATTGAAAAGTGGTTTATCGAACCCGGTAAAAAGTATGACGCTGAAGATGATCCTTATGGTGAAACTTCCCCTGAAAACATTCTAGAATGGATTAAGAACAATGGCTAATCGCATCTTTCGTATCACAATCTCTGGTCATGGCGGAGAATTCGCTTTCAGTAAAAGCTCACTTGATGAGTATATGTACTGGAATAGCGATGAAGCACGTTTAATTCTTGAAGATCAAGAAGATGAAAACCCTCTGATGGAATATCTTCTTAATAAAGACTGGGATGAGAATGTTGAACGTTTTAATTCTGTAAAATTTAAGCGTAATGGTAATTGGGAATATCAAGATGATATTGATCATAACTTTGGCGTAAATCTTGACTTTGCATACTTAACAGTTGAAGAAGTAACTTCTCTTGATTGGGAGGCAAATGTCATTGATACAATCTATGACCATGTTTCTTTAAGCAATGCAATTGACGATAACGATCTTGATGTTAATTATGTAGAAGAAACATGTGAAGGGTGTTCACATGTTCTAGCGTGTGTTAGTATTGAAAAGGGTGTTTTCTTTCAGAATTACCTTACCACAGACGGTGCAGACTTTGATATCAATAAGCTAAGTTTTAGCACAAAAAATTATCCTACAGAAGATGAGATTGTGGAATGGGTATATTATGATGGTCAACAACTTGATAGTGACGAATGCAATACCAACACTAAAGGTATGTTTGTAGAAATTATTGAAGTTTAAACCAATACACCCGTAGCTCAATGGTAGAGCGGTGAGCTTATACCTCATGATCGGCAGATTACCGAACGGTTGGGGGTTCGAATCCCTCCGGGTGTACCATATAAGGGCGTATAGCATAGCGGTCTAATGCCAGCCGCTCATAACGGCTTGATCGTAGGTTCGAATCCTACTGCGCCTACCATTTGTAATAAGGAAATAAAAAATGCCAAAGTATTTAATAGAAACTATTTCAATATTTCGTCATCGTTACATGATTGAATGTGAAAATATAGATCATGCAAAAGACGAAGTTATAATGAATGCTGCGGAAGAATTCAGTCAAAAACATATTGAAGAAAACATTTTTAGTTGTCGTGAAATTACTGATGAAGAAGTTCCTATTCTATACTTCAATGATAATCCATACATGATTGGTAATTGGGGTCCAGAACATGCATTTAAATATGTAAATAAGGTAAATTATGATGGACAAGAATAATAATTTAAAGGAAGATAGTAAAAAGTGGGCTAAACGAGCAGCATTTTTTGCAATATTTGGTATCACAGGTGCTGCCGCTCTTCTTGCATATAATACATACCGTATGTCTAAAGGTCTTGATGAGATTGATTGGGAAAATATAAAGCTATGAAAGTAAATATTGGTCCTTATAAATCAGACATTATTCCGGTATATAGTTGGGAATATCGTTATGAGTGCTGGCGCAGACCTCAAACTTGCTATCTTCCTGAAGAAGAGTATACTAAGTTTGATAAGTTCGTCTTTGGCTTCTTCGATATACTTTCTAAACTATCACGTCCCATTAATTATTGGTATGCAGATCAAAAACGTACTGAAAAGGTCCGTATTGATGACTATGATGTTTGGGGGGCTGATCATACTCTTGCTCTAATCATTCATCCTGTTCTCGTAAAACTTAAAGAAAAGAAACATGGGTCGCCTTGTGTCGATGATGAAGATGTTCCAGATCATCTAAAGTCAACATCTGCTTCACCAAAAGAAAACGAATGGGATACAGATGACAATCATTATGCACGATGGGATTGGGTTCTTGATGAAATGATTTGGGCATTCAAGCAGCATACTGATCATAATTGTAATTCTGATCAGTTTCATCACAATTCTGATCAGCTTGATATGACTTTTGAAAATGATGTTAATGATAAAAAGACCATCAAATTCAACCATCAGAAAAATCCAAATAAACCACCTTACTGGATTGACGAAGATGGAAAAAAAGCGCATTATGAAAGAATTGTAAATGGTCGTCGTCTCTTTGCAAAATACTACGATGGCCTTTGGGATTGATTAATGTACCTTCTTAATAAGGATTGATTTGAATGCTTCCTACTATTTTTATTGACATGGATGGAGTATTAGCCGACCTCCATGATGGAATTACTAAATTTAGCGGTGATCCTAATATAACTGATATGAGTAGTCCTCTATATAAAGAATGGCTTCCTAAGTATGTAGAAATTAATGGTTTTTACACTCAGGCTCCTATGCCAAATGCTTCAAAGTTAGTTGAATTTCTGATAAAACTTCATAAGTCAGGAAAAGTAAAGCTTGCAATTCTTACTTCTCATGGTCAATTCTATGAACCTTTTAGTGAAGTAATTCGACAAAAAAAGGCTTGGTTGGAAAAGAACTTTCCTCAATTAAACAAAATGCCTTTTTGTGCAACGTCATCTGGTGCTGATAAAAGCATTCTTGCAAGTCCAAATTCTCTATTAATTGATGATCACTCTAAGAATATTATTCATTTCATTGATGCTGGCGGACATGGTATTGTTTATGAAGATCGCTTTATTAATATTCATGAAATTGAAATTCTTGAGTTTTTAGGATTACATTATGTCTGATCGTAAGCTAGATAGTGAGCGTGTTATCAAAGCACTTCGTGCCAGTGAAAATGCCAAAAACCAATGGTTTAAGGATTATTGGTATGGAATAGCAACAAAACTTTGTGAAAAATACACTTGACAAAGAGATTATGAAGCATTACCCAACATGTTGGTTTGGCTGAGCCACAATTTTAATCAGTCGTATCTTAAATAATATTGGAGTATAATATGAAGAATTTTGTTATTGGTACTTCTCTAGCACTATCAGCACTTGTTGCTACCCCTGCAACTGCAAGTGATTTTTCTGGTGATCGTGTAGAAGTTACTGTTGGTGCAGATAATATTACTCGTGGTGTGGACCCAACTGATGTGACTTATGGCATTGGCGCTGGTTATGATCTTCAGTTTGGTAAGGTTGTTGCTGGTGTTGAAGCTGGTGTTGACAACGTACTTGATCGTCGTGATATTGGAGTTGGTGCACGTCTTGGCTACGTTCTAAATGAGAACGTTCTTGTCTTCACCAAGATTGGATACTCAAACTTTAAGCCTACTAATCGTCTCACCCTTGAAGGTGTACGTGTTGGCGGTGGCCTTGAAGTAAATATTGCTGGTCCTGTATATGCAAAGGTAGAATACCGCTATACAGACTTTGAAGGTTCTACTGGCAAGCATGGTGGCCTTGTCGGCGTAGGTTATCGCTTCTAAGGGTTGTTTCTCCCTCAGTAAACTTGACCCCTCTGAATTAATTTTCAGGGGGGTCTTTTTTTTGTGTTGACACGAATCGTAAATGATTATATATTCTCTTTATCAACACAGAGAGGAATTACTCATGACCAAGTTTGTTAAAGAAAACTTCACCAACTCTGGCGGTTATATCACCTATGGCGAAGATCGTAAGTTTGTTGCTCGTTTCAAGTATGCTAAGGATGGCGCTGGTTCATTTATCACCTTCCTGATCAAAAACTATACGGTTGAAGAATACTTCGCTCTTCTTAATGTTGGGGTTGCTCCTCTCATGATTGTTCAGGAAAAGGGTTATATTCTTCCTCACATCAAGCGTTGGTTGAAGCGTGATGGATACGAAACTTCGAAGGTTGGTTTTGACAAGTATATTGAAGATAAAATTAATTCACGAAAGGCGGCATAAACCGCTTGACACGAATCACAAATAGTTTTATATTCACATCATCAAAACAAAGGAATTATATCATGAAAATTTTTGAAAACGGTCTGGACTATCTTCTTGCTACCATCGAAAATACGACTCGTATCTTTTTTGAAGGAGCAGAAGAAATCGGTTCGTCGGACATTTCTTGCTGTGTTCGTGCAGTGCTTCGTGAATTTTACAATGACATTGAAGAAGCCACTAACCCTGAATGGGTTGCTGTTCGCAACGGCGTGAATAATTGCCTTTCCACTGTTTTGAGGGATTGATTATGTTTAAGATTTCTGATAATAAAGGTTTTCATATCACCTTCGAAAATGGATACACGGTATCTGTACAGTTTGGACCCGGCAATTATTCTGATAACTATGGTCTTAGCATCATGGATTATTATGGTAAGCCTGTACCTCCATCTTCTACTGCTGAGACTGCTCTACTTGATCCTAGCGGCAACTTTGTGAAATATAAGGGTGATGATGTTCAGGCTAGACAAACCCCTGAAGATGTGCTAGAACTATTGAACTATGCTGCTAACATAGTAATTGAAAGGGATTGAAATGGTTGCTGAATATTTTGGACATGATACTGTTCTAGCTGCTGCTGTAGATTACATTAGTCATGGAATGGCACGAGATTTAGAAGACTTTGCAATTACTGCTGACGTAGAACCCGCATGGGAACTTGAAGTTATTACTGCATATATTGATCGTATTAATGGTCTAAGCGCACTTTATCCAAAGATGCCTGATATTATCTGATGAATATTTCATTTGTTGGAGTTACTGAAAAAAAGGCACAGAGGCTAAAAAATGCCTCTGTGTTTTATGCTGAACTTCTTATGGATAAGCGCATCGTTAACAACCTTGACCTTGAAATTAAAGTTCTTGATGATTATGAGTTTCTTGGTCATTGTCTACCAGAGGATGATGCTAAGAAATCAAGATATTTCATGATTACTCTGCAAAAAGACAATAAAGAAATGCTGAGAACTCTTGCTCATGAGATGGTACACCTAAAGCAATATGCTACAGGTGAATTATCTATTGACGATGATGCAATTTATTGGTATGGTGAGACATGGAAACCAAAAGGTAAGCAACACAAGTATTTTGATTCGCCATGGGAACTAGAGGCTTATGGTCGTGACTTTGGATTGTATTACCGCTGGCTTGAATATGAAGAAAGATTGAATAATGTCTAACCGTTTTGTAATCTCTGACACACACTTTGGTCACACTAACAGTTGGGAGAAGTTTAAGCTTCCCAATGGTGATCCTCTGCGCCCATTTACTTCTACTGAAGAGATGGATGAGACGATGGTTGAGCGTTGGAATGCCGTGGTTCGTCCACAGGATACAGTATATCACCTTGGTGATGTTGTGATCAATAGAAAATCACTGCATCATGTCAAGCGTCTGAACGGTAAGAAGCGTCTGGTTCGTGGTAATCATGATATCTTCAAGGATTCTGATTATCGTGAAGTTGGTTTCGAATCCCTGTATGGTGTACGTGTGTTTGTGGATAAGTTTATCCTGTCTCATATCCCTCTGCACCCTGACTGTGTGACTGATCGTTTTCGTGTGAATGTGCATGGCCATCTTCATGCGAATGAGGTGATGGAGCTAACGCTGCAAGTTACTGGCGATGACATATATCCCTATGAGGAGGAAAGAATCGATCCTCGCTACCTGTGTGTCTCTGTTGAGCACACTGACTATCGTCCTCTGTCCTTTGATGAGGTTGATGCTAAGATCAAAAAGCGTTGGGAGGATACTGGTTATGCTCCTACTGTAAAATCATGGGGTAATGGAAGTGGGCCGAATTGATGGGTAGCTGTGAAACGTGTCGATACTACTCCAAGTCAGGTGTGGATGAGTATGCGGGTGTAGCTCAGTGGTAGAGCACTTCGTTGCCAACGAAGATGTCGAGGGTTCGAATCCAGCAGAGGGATTTACTGAATGTATAAATAGATAGAAAATAAGGAACTTTATATATGACAAATTCTACCTTTAAATTCTTTTCAGAAAAAATGGGTGGAAACCCAGCTAACACCTTTATTGGTCAGTACGGCGAGGTTTTTTATGATCCGGCTCTTGGTAACCTTCGTCTTGCTGACGGTGTAACAATCGGTGGATTACCTCTAACTCAACCAAATGCAATCGCAGATCAACGCTGGTATGTTGATCCAATTAGAACAGACATTGTTGCTGGAACAGCTACAGGTAGTTTAGCAAATCCATTCTTAACAATTACTGAAGCTTTAGCATATATTGAAGCAAGA